CAATACTAGCAGAAGAAATGCAAACACCTAAGAAGGCTGCATTTGTAGACAAACCCTACTCACAAGAAGAGCGTAGGAAACGTGATGAAGAAGAACTGGAACAGCTACTAAAAGAACAAGCTGGTGAAGGTGAAGAAGCAAAAGAAGAAGAAGTAGAGGCAGAGCCTACTAACGCAGAAGAGAAGACATTTAAAAAGCGTTACTCTGACCTACGTAGACATCAGCAGAAACAAGCTGAAGAGTTTAAAACAGAACTAGCTGCACTCAAGACGCAACTAGAACAAGCTACTAAGAAAGAAATGAAACTGCCAAAGTCAGATGAAGACATTGAGCAGTGGGCATCAGACTATCCAGACGTTGCCGCCATCGTTGAAACAATCGCTATGAAGAAAGCAGCAGAGCAATCTTCTGCACTTGAAGAGCGAATGAAAGCAATAGATGAGTTACAAAATAGTGCCTCAAAAGAAAAGGCTGAAGCAGCGTTGATGCAACTTCACCCAGACTTTGATGAAATTCGTGACAGTGATGACTTCCATGAATGGGCAGACGAACAACCTAAATGGGTGCAGGACGCACTTTACGAGAATGATAATGACGCACGTTCAGCCGCAAGAGCAATTGACCTCTATAAAGCAGATAGAGGTATCAGCAAAGAAACTAAGAGCAAGAGTGGTAAGGATGCTGCTAAAGCGGTTGGAACGAAGAATAGTAGGTCTAAGCCGCAGAGTGACGAGTCTGTTACCTACCTAAAAGAGTCACAAGTACAGAAGATGTCTCCTCAAGAATATGAGAAGAACTCTGACGAAATTATGGAAGCTATCCGTTCAGGAAAGTTTATCTATGATATTTCTGGTTCTGCCAGATAAATAATGCTTGACAGATAGTTATTTTTAAGTATAACTATAGTCAGTATCGGTGTAGGCATTCAGCGCAGTTTGTCTACACCAAACCGCAAACATAACAATAGTCTACGGATTACCTAATAAGCATGGCCTGTTGAACAGTAGGGCGGCCACCTTACTACGATACACACCCAAGTAAATTAGCCTCTGAATATCTTTGTATAGTTTGCATCTGTCCCAAAAAAGCTAACTAACAGGAGTTGAAAAATGGCTTTTACTTCAGCTGCTGGCTATGGAAACCTGCCTAACGGCAATTTCTCGCCAGTCATTTACTCCAAACAGGTGCAACTTGCTTTCCGCAAGGCCGCTGTTTGTGAGGCAATCACTAATTCTGATTACTTCGGTGAAATCGCCGCAATGGGTGATTCAGTTAAAATCATCAAGGAACCAGAAATCACAGTTAAGGCATATGAGCGTGGTACAACAATCACTCCTCAAGACCTTGATGACGAAGATTTTTCATTGACCATCGACAAAGCAAACTACTTTGCATTTAAAGTTGATGACATTGAAGAAGCACACTCACACGTTAACTTCCAGTCTCTAGCATCTGACCGTGCTGCATACCGCCTAGCTGACCAGTTTGACCAAGATGTTCTTGGCTACTTGGCTGGTTACAAGCAGTCTGCAATCGGTTCTGTTGGTGATACAGTTAACGATGTAATCAATGGCACAAACGCTGTTGGTTCTGCAACTGACGAACTACTTGCATCAATGAAGTTGGACGCATCTGACTTTAACAGTGGTTCAGCAGGTGACGCAATTGCAATCCTTCCACGTACTGGTTCAGGTGCTGCACCTACAGATGCTGGTGATGCAAACCCACTTCAGGTCATTGCTCGTATGTCTCGTCTGCTCGACCAGCAGAATGTTGACACACAGGGCCGTTGGCTTGTTCTTGACCCAGTGTTCATTGAAGTACTGAAAGACGAAGATTCTCGTCTGTTCAACACTGACTTCGGTGGTTCAGGTCTAATGAATGGCGTTGTTTCAAACAACATTCATGGGTTCACTGTGTACACCTCTAACAACCTACCACAAGTTGGTTCTGGTTCTTCCTTCGCAGGAGCAAACAGTTCTTCTAACTTTGGTGTGATTGTTGCAGGTCACTCATCTGCTGTTGCAACTGCAGAGCAGATTAACAAAACAGAAACATACCGTGACCCTGACAGCTTTGCTGACATTGTTCGTGGGATGCATTTGTACGGCCGCAAGATTCTTCGTCCAGAAGCACTTGTCAACGCCGCTTACCACTTAGCATAGGGGAGAATAGAAAATGGCAGCAACAACAACTGCGTTGGCAGCAACCAATACTACTCATGGCCCTAGCTATGGTGTTAGTTCACGAGCAAAGCCGTACTTAGTTGAACAGACAATCAACTTTGCAGACCAGAATATTGACGCTAATGGTAGTACCATTGAATGCGTTGACATTCCTGCAAACTGTATCTGCCTTTACGCAGGTATCGAAGTTGAGACAGCTTTGACTAATACAGCCAGTGATGCAACTGTAGACCTCGGCCTTTCAGGTGGAGATGCAGATTCATGGGTTGACGGGTTTGACATTGATGGAGCATCTGCTGGTACTTACGCAACAGTACTAGTAGCAACAGCTAATCCACAGGTTGTGGACGCAGCTACACCAATGAAGATGACCTTTGCGGGTACTGCAGGTACAATCAGCGCAGGTGTACTGCGTGTGTTTGCAGTAGTCATGCCTGTAGGTGGCTTGAATAAAGCTACTGACGTAGACCGTGACGCACTTGCTTAACTAATATGAGGGGGCAGGGCAACTTGCCCCTTCTTACTCTTTAGAGGATTTAATATGGCGTATGATTTTTTAGGACTAGTAAATGCTGTTAATAGACGGTTAAATGAAGTTGAGTTAACTTCTGCTAATTTTGCTAGTGCTACAGGATTTTACTCTCAAGCTAAAGATGCAGTCAATGCGTCTATTAGATACATAAATCAGTCAGAGTATTTCTGGCCTTTCAATCATACTACACAGGAACTAACGCTGACAGCTAACACAAGTCGTTATGCATTTCCTGCAGATACTAAAGTAATTAACTTTACAACTTTTCGTATTAAAGAAAACAGTACGCTGGGTAACTCCACAACACGTTTAACAGAAATAGCGTATGAAGATTATTTAGATAAGTACGTAGCACAAGAATATAATTCTACATCAGGTCAAGGGGTTCCTACTCAAGTAGCGCAATCTCCTGACCTAAAATTTATTATGACACCAGAGCCAGATAAAGCATACGAACTAGTATATGAGTATTATAGGTTTCCTACAGATTTATCTGCAGCAACGGATGTTTCTTCTATACCAGAACGCTTCCAACATATTATAGTTGATGGTGCCATGCACTATGGTTACTTGTTTAGAGGTAATACACAAGATGCTATGGTAGCAAAAGAAAAAGTAGATGAGGGTATTAAGCATATGCGTTCTATGTTAATCAACAGAACACCATACGTAAGGTCATTCATGCTTACAGGCAATACTGGTGGAGCAAGTTCAGGCTTCGGCATTTAGGGGCTATCACAATGGATGCATGGCAAACTTACCCAGTCGAGTTTCGTGGTGGTCTTGTAACTAATCTATCTCCGTTGCAGCAAGGTATCAATGCTCCGGGTAGTGCAAGAATACTACGTAACTTTGAACCATCCGTTGAGGGTGGTTATCGGCGTATTGAGGGGTATGACAAATACGACTCTGCTATCATACCGCCATATGGTGCGCCTGTAGTACATGGTGCCAGTCAGTCTGGTACTACATTAATACTGGCGGCTATACATACTACTCCTGTTGCAGGAGACACACTTACAATTGAGGGTGTAGCTAACACATACACAATTGCATCTGGTGGTGTTACATTTGATGCTACTAATAATAGGGCTACACTAACACTTACGGAGTCTTTAGATAGCAGTCCTGCAAATGCTGCTGCTGTTACGTTTACCAGCACCACTAATAAGTATTTAACTATTGGTGTAGCTGCATGGGAAGATAGCGCAATTGTATGCAGAAATGCAGACATATTTAAGTCAGGCGGTAGTGGGTATACTAAGATTAATGTACCTGACTACGGAACTCCACTAGTTAATGGTGCTAGTCAGACAGGCTCTACACTAGCTATAGACGGTTTATTAACTGCACCACAAGCAGGTGACGTATTTAAAATAGCAGGTGTAGACTTAGTATATAGTATTACTGCTAACGCTACAGTAACATCAGGCGGTACTACACTAGCTATTAATCCGGCTCTTGCTAGTAGTCCTGCTGACGATGCGGTAATTACTTTCTTATCTACTAGCAGAGAGGCTGCTTCTAAGACAAGATTTTCTAAGTACAACTTTAATGGTACTGAAAAGATTGCAATAACAGATGGTTTAAACAAACCTGCTATATACGACAACGCTACTTTTAGTGTTATATTAAACGCACCAACGGATGTTATTGGTGCATCTTATGTAGCTAATGTAAAGAACCATTTATTCTTTGCTAAAGGTTCTAATCTTACTTTTACTGCACCGTACACAGATACAGATTTTACTGCGGCTAATGGTTCTGGTGTAATCAATGTGGGCGGTGTTATTACTGCATTGGCTGTATTTAGACAGCAGTTGATTATCTTTACAGAGTCTAGCATACATCAGCTAACTGGTAATACTATTGCAGACTTTACCTTACAGCCAGTGACTATGGACATAGGTTGTATTGATTCCGATACAGTACAAGAGATAGCTGGTGACGTTATGTTCCTTGGTCCTGATGGACTAAGACTACTAAGTGGTACAGATAGAATTGGTGACTTTGGATTAGCATCTGTATCTAAAAGTATCCAGAGTGTTATGACAGGTTTTGTTTCCTCTAACACTGCATTTACTAGCTGTGTCATACGAGAGAAATCACAGTACAGAGTATTTGGTTATAATAATAACATTACTCAGGAAAATGCTCAAGGCGTACTAGCCACACAGTTTGCCCCACAAGGCGGTGAGGGTATGGCATGGGCAGAGACTAGAGGTATACGTGCCTACGTAGCAGACAGTAACTACAATCAAAATGTAGAGTATGTATTCTTCGCTAATGATGATGGTTACTTGTACCAGATGGAGAGTGGTAATTCTTTTGACGGTACTAATATACAAACAACATTTGCTACACCACATTTACCTATATCTGACCCTCGTAAACGTAAGACGTTTTATAAATTGTTTTTATATACAGACCCACAAGGTAGTGTAGCTTTTGACGTTAGCTTAAAGTTAGACTTTGATAGTCAGGGTACAATACAACCACCGCCTATTAATATCTTAAATACGCAAGGTACTGTAGGATTTTTTGGTACTGGTATATTTGGTGTAACACGTTTTGGTACAAAGCTATTAAAATTGTTTCAAACTCAAGTTGTTGGTTCTGGTACTACGGTATCCTTTCAGTTTGAATCTAATGATGATAACCCCCCATACTCTATAGATGCGCTTACAGTCGAGTATGGATTAAACGACAGAAGGTAAAAAATATGGGACAAGGTTACGTTAGAAACGATACTATTAATAATATCGCTGATGGTAACATTATTAATGCATCTGACTTTGATGGTGAATATGATGCCATTGAAGCGGCATTTAATAGTAGTAGTGGACACACACATGATGGTACTGCTGGTGAAGGTGGTGTCGTTACTGTACTTGGTCCTGCTCAAGACTTCGTTGCTACAACAACTGAGATAAAGCCTAAAGCTAATAATACATTAGACATTGGTACATCAGCACTACAGTTTAAAGATTTGTTTTTAGACGGTACAGCAAATGTAGATGGCCTAGCCATGCCTACTACTACTGTTACAGACATCTTAGATGAAGATAATATGTCTACCGATAGTGCTACAGCTTTAGCTACACAGCAGTCTATTAAAGCCTACGTAGACACTGCCGTTGGTGGTGCAAACGAACTAAGTGAAATACTAAGTAATGGTAATATTACTGCAGGAACTGGTATTGACTTTATCGATAACGATAAGCTAAGACTAGGCACAGGTAATGACCTAGAAATATATCATAATGCTAGTAATAGTATTATTGCCGATTCAGGTACAGGAAGTCTACTTGTTCTTTCAAACAATATGCAAGTACAAAATGCCGCAGGAGATGCTTTACAAGCAGATTTTACTGAAGCAGGTGCAGTAACACTATATCACAATGGTTCTGTTAAATTTGCTACAGATGCAGCAGGTGCAAATATTACAGGTCAGCTTGACATCTCTACAGATTTAAATGTAGGTAATGACCTTACATTAGGTTCAGACGATGCTGTTATTAATTTAGGTGCAGACAGTGATGTGACTATCACACACGAGCCGGATAAAGGTATACAAGCAAAAGCCGCTACAGGTTTTGAACTTAACTTACAGACTGCTAAAGTATCTGTAGAAGCCACTAACGTATTAGGTAAAATTACATTCAATGCACCTAATGAAGCAGGTGGTACAGATGCACTGTTAGACGGTGCAGCTATTGAAGCTATAGCTGAAGATACATTTGCTTCTGATAATAACTCTACTGCTCTTGTATTTAAGACTAATACATCAGGTGCCGCTACAGAACGTATGCGTATTAAATCAGATGGCGTTGTTCAAATTGATACTCAGGTTGATATTGACAATCTTACTCTTGATGGCAATACTATAACAAGTACTGATACTAATGGTAACATTGTGCTTACACCAAATGGTACTGGTGAAGTAGACATTAGTAAAGTAGATATTGATAGTGGGGCTATTGACGCTGTTACTATAGGTACTAACTCAGCAGCTACAGAACTACAGGTAGATAATATCAATGTTAACGGTAATGCAATCACCTCTACAGATACAGATGGTAACATTGCATTAACGCCTAATGGTACTGGTGAAGTTGATATTAGTAAGGTAGACATTGCTGCTGGTGAAATAGATGGTACAACAATCGGTGCTAACAGTGCTGCTGCTGGTACGTTTACGGGGGTTACACTTGCCTCTGGTGCAACTGTCACTGCTATCCTTGATGAAGATAATATGTCTACAGACAGTGATACTGCACTTGCCACACAGCAATCTATCAAGGCTTACGTAGCATCACAAGTATCTGGTGCAACAGTTACAGCTACTGGTATTACCTTTGAAGGTGCTACAGCAGATAGCATAACAACATCATTTGCTATTGCTGACCCTCAATCGTCTAATAAGACTTTTACATTTGCTGATGAAACAGGCACAGTAGCCACAAGAGAGTATGTAACTGCTAATGCAGGTGACGGTGGTATTGCAATGGCAATCGCATTAGGTTAATTACCTATTGACTTTTGTAAATATTTATGGTATAATTACAGTATAATTAATTGGAGTAATCAATGGCTAACGCTTTTAAATTAAAGACTTTCGGTGGCGGTAGCACAGCAGCCGACGATGCTATGACTGTATATACAGGAAAGTCTAGTACAGAAACTACTATTATCGGTATGTCTATTGCTAATATTAGTACCTCTCAGATACTTGTATCAGTTAACATTGAGAGTGATACATCCGACACAGAAACAAATGCTAATGTCTTTGTAATTAAAGATGCACCTATTCCTGTAGGTGGTACACTTGTACCTATCGGCGGCGACCAGAAAGTAGTGCTACTAGATACAGACGTACTAAAAGTAACATCCGATACTGCTAACAGTGCAGATACTACCTTGAGTATTTTGGAGATTAGCTAATGCCATATCTAGGCAATATACCACCTTCTGAGTTTAGGACTATTGACTACCAAGATTTTACTGGTGTCACAGGTAATCCTGTTAAAAGAGGTTTTACATTAACTAGTCCAGTCAGTAATGCAAATGACTTAGAAATATTTGTAAATAATGTACGGCAAGAGCCGGGTGTTGCTTATACAGTATCTGGTACTGCACTTACTATGACAGGTGATGTAGAAACTACAGATGACTTCTATGTAGTGTATCAGGGTAAAGCTGTAGCTAGTGTTGTGCCAACAGATGGTAGTGTAAGCACAGCCAAGATTGCAGACGATGCAGTAACATCAGCCAAACTAGACACGAACATTGAAGTTTCTGGAATACTAACAGAGCCTAACAAAGAATACTTCCAAGTTGACCTAACAACTACACAGTCAGGC